CTTCGCACAGGTTTGACCCAGAATATCCGATCTGCCAAGCAGCTACGTGAGGCTTGTAAACCCGTTCTGACATTTTAAGTCGGATGATGGTCTTACACAGTCTCCGTATACCACAGTGAGGGACTATTCTAGCAGAGAACCTGTTCCATTTTATTACAACATAAAGTGTTTGAACAGTAGCTTCTCACCATAATCAAAATATAAAGAAAAACAATCAATATAGAACGCATCCCATCATCAGGCGGAAATACCCTGAATCATAAGGATGGGGGAGTCTAACCCCGTAGCGCGGTGGACTGTCAATTTCCTTCGACAGTTTAGGGCGGTTTTATTATAACTACCCAAAGAACCCACTATTGGCCATAATTTGACCTCAGCAGAGGCGCGCTGAACCAGATCGTTACTCAGAGAAGAGAACCGACTGTGCCTAAAATCGGCGCAATCTTCCGGAAATTCCTATCAATGAACCTAGCCCCAGACCCCACACCGGAAGCGACCTTCTTCGCTATATCGGCCAACCACTTTAAGTGGATACCGTTTGGCATAGAATGGGGTTGCCCAAAAAGGGCAGACTGAGCCGAGTCCATGATGGCTTGAGAACCGAGACAAGTACCAGTCTCGAAGAGGAGGGAGTTCGTAACAAACTCATAAACAGTCACAACTTCTAGACGGATTACAGGAACTATCCCTGTCGTCACACCAGACATCAACTGCCCCGCGATTATAATCGAAGGGTAATTATGACTTGGTGTGCCGGACGGTTTAGACATCTGTAAATCCTCATAGTCTTCAGGAGACCACCAAGTATAGGCACCATCTCGGATGGGCCCATTATAGGCGGAAGGCTCCTTACTCAAAGACTCCCAAAAGGCAAAGGAGCCTATAGGGGAGGTATTTGAAGCCTGTATGAAGTAGTTGGAGTTTAGAGTTCCTCCAGGGACGTATGCTGCTGCAATGTTCCCTCCATCCTGTAAAGTCGTCCCTATATAAGATGCCAAAGCACTCATGGCGACAGGACGGATTTGGGAGACCATGCCAAAATCCAAGGGGCCACCGCCTACGGCAGTGGCAGTGGTTGATATGGTAACAGTAACGGAAGTGGAACCGACCTGGTTTAAAGTAATCACAAAGTACTCCCCATAAGTCTGGACATTATAAATCCAGCCAATAGAAGCATTGGGTAGGGTTTCATTAACTGCAGCATTTAGTGCTGTAGAGAGATTCCCCGCAATACTTGGAACCAAGGAGATTGTAGTCGATACTGTGTTAACCACAGCAATCTGGATATAGTACTGCCCAGGGGGCAGCATCCATCGACCATTATTAGTACTGGTGATCGTAAAGCCTATTCCAAAACTGTTATTAGTATCAACCTGATAACTGGCTGTACCACCCGAAAACGGAGCCGAAGTGCCAGGGGCACTCGAGATACCGTTAAGAAATCCAGACGGACCCGAAGTCAGGGTATCGTAGAAAGGATCGACCCGAAGATCAGTCCCTCCAGACACCGAGGTAAAACTAAGTCCTGTGGTAAAATCAGTTGGCCAAGTTATAGAACTCTTTACCAAACCGACCTTCCAATCCTGAGGGGTACCAGAGGAGATCCCGAGAGTGGGACGCAAGCTTACAGCAAAGCGTCCCCCATCAGCACCTCCTGCTAAATTAGTGGTAATGTCATAAGTGACAATAGACCTGACTAAAGCTGTCGGGCGGGCAAAACTATCAGGAATTCGAGTCATACAACTCTTGGGATTCACAAGGCAATTGAGATATCTCATTACCTCGGTATTCCCCTGATTTGTATGAAGGAAATTCATCAACCGATCTTGCTCACTCAACGGTATAGTCATACCACGGATACCCGATTCTGAAAATCGCGAGTACGGCACAGCCAAGTCTGGCTGATGCAACTGCGAGGACATGGGAGTCCTCCCTTCTTTCTTTATTTTATTTTTCTTTCTATTCTTTCTCTTCTCCTTTCTCTCAGCCGATTGGGCCTGAGTAAGAGCTTGTTGTCGTGTATTGTTCATGTATTGGATCCCCGTGAACAGCGGGGACTATACATCTACAAGAAGTAACGGACCTAGCGTGATAGATGGTGTTCAGCCACCCGTACACTAGAATATCCGCACCCCACCCGTGTAGTCTCTCGGCATTTAAGGGAACTCATTAGCTATCCTCATTACGAGGCTGATGACAAATCCCGAACTTAGCATGGAACTATTAAGGAAATAAGGGGCAGCCTGCTCAAGCTTCAGTAGCTTATAAGCAAGTCAACACTCCGACCTTTACCTCCACCATTTTGGGCGGTTTATACTTGTAAACCCAATGGACCTTTTAACGTCTTATCCAGGACGCTGGTTTGACTAAAAGAAGTTAGAGAGTCTCTCCAAGGGAAACTCAGGAAAGATCATCCTGAATAACTCCTGGGAGGAGTCCAAACATCCTTCCGAACCCTCAAGCTCACTAACTAATTCATCCGTGGTCCAAGGGAGATTCTCCCAGTCCAAAGGGTTGTACGAGAGTGGACCCGCTACCCCAAGGGGCAGCTCTCTATAGTTTGGGCAATATCTCTTACCGAGACTGACCCTATCTTTAACAACCCT